GGTTTTTTAAAAAAACCACATTTTAGTCCGAAACTGGGGAGACTACTAATAGGCCAAGCTTTGACCGAAATTGCACCTTTTTTAATTCTTTCAGGTACAGGGAAACTACCTGATAATTCTAGTTCTTTTAAGGTATCTTTATCTACTTTGAAAATCTTCTGTATATCAGAAGAAGTATAAAATTTCGGTTCCATTCCTTGCCTTTCGTCATCAGATGATCTTCTGTCATCCTATGATATGTTATTCCATGAAAAAATAATTTACAATAATAAAAAAAAGTTGTCATCAGATGATAATTTATCATCGGTGATGAGTACATTTGCAGCTACACACGCGGGAGTAGGGAGCGAACAAGTATGATATTCAGAAATGAACTGTAATTTACTAAATTACATACTAAATTCCACCTGTATTTCAGTCTCAATACGCTTGAATCTCTTTCAATTTTATAAGAGTGAATTCTCTGCTTGAGTAAGCTCGGCCATGTTTGCTTGAAAACGTTCCAGCTTTTCTTTTTTCTGCTTCTGAATCCTTCGCTGTTTGCGCTTTGAATTCTTCATTTTCGCTCGGAGTTCAAGCTTTCTCAGTTCTGCTCGTTGAGTCCTTTGAGCTTCTTCTTCTTTAATGGAGGAGACCAGAATTATTCTCTGACCTCCCTGAGTGAGAGAGCCTTTGAGAATTCCGGAATCAAAAAGACTGCGGATCGTGTCGGGGTGAACTCCTAGCATTTGGGCAGCAAGAGTTGTTGAAACGGATTTTTGATCTTCATCATCATTATAAGGAAGGGCAGGGGAGCTGTAGCCCAAAGAGGCAACACGAATCAACGGAAGTTCTTTTTCTTCGGCGTTGTAAACCGCAATGGATTCTCGGATCATTCGTCTTAACTTCACATGAAACATGTATTCCTGCGGAACGTTGCCAGGATCGACCACTTCGTAGGTTTCAATTCCAAAATCAGGGACGCAGCCATAAAAAATGTCGCGGTCGTTTCGGGTGATGACTTGGACGATCATCGGATATCTGAGCGCTAAATCCATAAATTCCTTTTTGAACGGTACGCTATTTTTTAAAATCTTCCATCATCTCCAGGATTTAATCCAGTAAAAACTTTTGGTACAGAGATATTCTATGTTTATACCGAGTTTTCCGAGTTTTAAAAAAGAGATGGATTTCTAAAAATCCGTGCCCCGCTGCCCCAAAAAGGGGGCTTTCCTCGTCTCTCCGAACGTCCACTAAGAGGAATTAGTGGTAGTCTGAGTGGAAGAGTCGGATGAGTGAAGTAATAGCATATTAAATTAGTAAAGTAATACTGGTATACCTTAGTAGAATAGTCTTACTTTTGAGAGATCCTTCAAAAAAACCCATTTCCCACATTTCTGAAGATTTCGATCAAAACCCCTGCATTTTTGAGTGCTAAAGACCCTGTAAAAATAAAATTGACAACTATACGTAAATAGCGTATAGTAAGCTATGGAGTTTATTGAAGCCCCTGCATTTACTCGATATCAGGCACAATATCTGGCCGATGAGTCTTTTAGGGAAATGCAGAACTTCTTGATGGAAAGCCCAGAAGCTGGGGATGTGCTTCAAGGAACGGGAGGCTTTCGAAAATTGCGATGGTTAGATAGTCGCAGGGGAAAAGGCAAACGAGGCGGATTAAGAGTGATTTACTACCATTTCCCTGATGATGCGCAAATCTGGTTTCTGACTGTCTACGACAAGAATGAAGCCGATGATTTAAGTTCGCAGCAAAAGAAGGCTTTGAAAGTGTTGATTGATACAGAGAAGGAAGCACGATCGAAAAAAAGAAAACAAGGGAAGTCCTATGAAAAACGGAAAACGTAATATTTTTGGTGAACTGGTCGAGGGAGTTGAATCGATGCGCAAGCATCGTGAAGAAAAACTTACCTTGAAAACTCACAAAGTAGAATCCATCGAACTTCCTAAAGTCAGTGGGAAGCTGATTCGGAATGTTAGGGAAACGTTGCATGTTTCCCAAGGTGTCTTTGCAAGTTTGCTTCAAGTGAATCAGCGGACGTTGCAAAATTGGGAACAAGGACGTAGCAAACCGAATGATCAAGCGGCAGCACTCATTTTACTTGTACAGAAATTTCCAGATACGTTGGCTCGTTTAAGAAAACTCTAAGTCCTAGGTTTTAGAACCAATGGACACGATTTTTCCTCTAGGAAACGAGCGAGATTTTCAGGAGATTTCTAAAAATCAACGTATCGGGACAGTTCAAAACCCTGCATTTTTGAGTGCTTCAGATACTAAAAATGACCCTCTAAGCACTGAGTCTGAACTCGATATGGCAAAGCTTCGAATTTCTTGGGCGCGAGATGAGGATTTGATTAAACTCTGGCTCCACGGAAAAGCTAAAAAAACACAGGTCGATTACAAGCGAGTGTCCCGTGAACTTCTGGATTGTCTAGGTGACAAGTCGCTCAAAGAGGTGAGTGAATCCTTTATTCAATCATTCATGGATTTAGCAAAACACAAAAGCGCACATACTCAAAAGCAGAGAGTCGCTATCATCAAATCTTTATTTCAATTTGCGAGAAAGAAAAAATACATCTCAGAGAATCCAGCAGAAGACTTAAAATCAATCGACGCCCACAATAAGATTACCGAGCGCTATTTATCTCAAGAAGAAGTTTTTAGGATGGTCGACCGGACCACTGATTTTAGAAACAGAACCATCCTAAAAGTTCTCTATGGTGGAGGCCTCCGAGTCAGTGAACTGGTCAGCCTGAATTGGGATGCTCTCCAAGAGCGAGAAAATGGAGAGGGACAAGTTACTGTCATTGGCAAGAGGAACAAGAAAAGAACGGTGGGTTTGTCTTCTGGAGTTTTTCAGGATTTGTTGAAGCTCAGGCAAAAAGACGCTCGGGATTTTGACCCTGTGTTGATTTCAAGAGTGCAGGGGAGAATTTCTATTCGTCAGATTCATTTGATCGTGAAAAATGCAGCTATGCGTGCTGGGATTACTAGGAAGGTCTCGCCTCATTGGTTGAGACATTGCCACGCTTCGCATGCCTTGGATCGTGGGTGTTCGCTTCATGTTTTACAGAAAAATCTCGGGCATTCGAAACTCACCACGGTAGGGGAATATTTACACGCAAGACCTGGAGAGTTCAGTGGAAAGTTCTTGGGGATTTAGAGTATTTCTTCATTTAAAGAATGTTAAATATTTTTTATGAAAATAAAGGTTGTAGTAAAAAACTATTTTTTTTCTGCTTCTTGATCTTGTAATACATGACCTGTTACAACTCGAACACTTTCGGCCCCTTGTTGAGCCACATGCCCTAGTGGATCTGGAGAAGAAGAATATGAACTCGTGCATCCTGCTGATGATTGTTCTACGTATTCATGTATTTTTTGATGATAGGCAGCCATAATTTCTTCTGTAGTTTTAAATTTTTTATGTTCATGATCATAAGATACTTCTCGTAGTTTTTTATAGCAATCTTGATACTTAATGGCATCTACTTGTCTTAAGTCTGTTATCAGTAGATCACTGGGTGCAGTACTGTGAAGAGCGTCCGCTTGATTCCCATAAGGGATGTGGAAAATAGGAACTAAACTCCCACTAGCTTTGACTCGGTAAATATTTTGAATAGCCAATACGAAACTAATTACGAGATCATCAGAGAGTTTACATGATTGACTTGTAAATTTTGGATCAACTAATGCTTTCATTAGTTCAGTATTTATATTAAGTGGATAAAGGACTCCTCCGTAACCTTCAATGACATCTACATAATTAGCGCTTTTTGAATCATGATGAGGTAACTGTTGAGGAAAGTCTTCAGGAATATTCCATCGTTGTTTTTTACTTCCTCCTCCACTAGAGACAGTTTCTGGTTCATGTGCAGCCTGAGCTAATACATGGACTAATGATGGTGAATACGCTATATCATCATCTATTGATAGTACTTTTCCCGAGCTCATATGCTTATTGGCCCACTCTATAGCGGGGATTATTTTTGTAATTGGACCAAGATCTTTTGAAATCCTTTGAACTTCAACCTTTTCATGAAGATTGCTCAAAGGTTGAATATCTTCTGGATTATAATCCATATTGTCTCTAAATTTTTCAGGTAAAACAATGATCACTTTTTTAATGTAATCTTTGGTGATTTGGTCTTGAATCAGACTTAAAACAGTTGGAACATGTTTTAGTCGTTCAGGGCTGGAAGTTATTGAAATAACAACAGGATGTTCTACAGATGCTACTTGACTCAATTGTCTTATCTGTTCTATTCTGGCTTTCCATTGTTTAAATTTATGTTGTTCTATGCCTCTTTTTGTTGTGTCAGCTATACTTGAAATTGAGTCTTCAATTTTAAGTATAGCTTCATGATAAGTCATGAAACCAGCATGAATTTTTTGAGAAAATAATAAAAAAAAATAGGCAAAGCAAATCCATACAGAAATGGATTTAAACTCAATAAGCCTCATGAGTTTTTATCGTAAATTTTAAAAAAAACTAAACTTATATTTTACAATAAATTTTTTCTTACTTGATCTTATTACGAATGTAGAGATTAAATTATTATTTATTAAAAATAATTAAGTAAGCATTATTGTCGAATAATCTGTTCATCAGAAGAAGCATTAGTTTGTAAAAATGACACAGCTAGCCCTTTTTCTGTTGCTACATAAATCTTTACATCACTTACATAGATAGAAAGAATACTCTGACTTGGTAACTCATCTTCCTTATTAAAACAAATAAATGACTTACCCTGATCAGTGGAAATGAATATTCCACCCCCGTCAGTCCCAGCATAAATCACACCGTCTTTTTCCTGAATACAATAGACCCTATCATAGGCAGCTTTTGGGTTGACAGGACTATAAGTAAAAGTTTTTCCTCCATTTAGAGAGATAGAGAAACCATTCGAAGTCCCAATATAAAGATGATCTCTATTTCCAATTATACGGAAAGTACAATTATTTCCTAACCCATCGTGAAATGTGCGATTTACAAATGATTTTCCACCATCTCTTGAAAAAGAAAGACCATCCTCAGTGCATACTATAAGGTCCTTATCTATAGCATGGACATAGCAAGTATTATCACTACCTAATCCATCTTCCATAGTTCGATTAACAAAAGTTTTTCCATCGTCATTAGAAATGGAGAACCCTTCTTCTGTTGCGGCATAGATAATGCTGTTTTTCTTAAAAACTGAATAAACTGAATTACTTCCTAATCCATCATTTTCAGTTCGATTAACAAAAGTTTTTCCTCCATCTGATGATATAGAAAGACCTCCCCATCTGGTTGCAGCATAAACGAATTGATTTACTACAAAAACACCCAATACTTCGTTGCTTCCTAAACCGTCTGTTTCAGTTCGGTTTACAAAAGTTTCACCCCCATTATCAGAAATGGAGAGTCCTCCAGCGGTAGCAGCATAAACAGTATCTCCAACCACAAACACGTCATTTACCCAGTTACTTCCAAGTCCATTTAAAGTGGTTTTAGTTTGAAAAGATAGGGTAGCAAAACCATAAGTAGAATTTAAGAACCACAAGATAAATATAAAAAATTTAAATTTTTTCATAAGGCACTCTACTTTCAATATAAAAATCTTTGCCCATAAAAATATCAGCATCTCGAATAAACTAAATTTTTATAAATATTTCAAGTATAAAATTTATTTTTTTTCAACTTGGCCTCCCTACGTGAAGGATAGACACTCCTTAGAGTACGTTACATATGGATTCTCTATTCTAAGTATATGAAACACTTGAATAAAACTACTAAACGATTTTTCTACTCCATCTCTCCATAATTGCCATGCACCACTTGGGGTCAATTTCACAGATAAAAGCCCTTCGTCCCATTGCCTCACAAGACAATAAAGTTGTCCCTGATCCTCCGAATGGATCAAGAATAATGTCCCCCTCCTTGGTCGAGTTTTTTAATAAGTACTTAATCAATTCCTTGGGCTTCTGTGTGGGATGAATGCGGTCCTTCACCTCAATAGGAAATTCTAACAAAGTAGTTTGCTTGCGGTCACTATACCACGGGCTGGGTGCACCAGGAGCCGCTCCAAAAATAAGTGCTTCATGCTTCCAGTGGTAAGGGGACCTGGACAAAGTAAAATGATGTTTAGCCCAGATGAGATTTTGCCTAATTTTCCATCCCGCATCTCGAATTGAACTGATTCCAAGATCCATAGCATTCGTTCCAATGAAGGAATAAAAAGCAGCACCTCGTTTGCTATAATCAATTGAATTTGAAAATGTTTGAAACAGCATGTCTTTGTAACGTCGCTCAGAAAGAAGATCATTCTTAATGGCTTCCCCTTCTTCACCTTTGTAATCGACGTTGTAAGGTGGGTCAGTAATCACAGCGTCAGCCATCTTTTCATCCATCAGCTTTTCGATGTGTTCTGGGTTCCTGCTATCTCCGCAAAGCAGGCGATGCTTGCCTAATAAAATAACTGAACCTATTTTTACTTTTCGCATAGTGTACTCCTTTATGTTGATGAATTGACTTGATGATGTGGAGGAAGATGAGTAAGAAAAAGCTCCTGTTCTTTTTTTCTACGATTTGAGAGTCCATGGACTGTACGACCACATGAGTGGTCCCATTTTAGAAATTCACGTGCTGTCCCTATTAAATCTCCAGCATTGAGTTTCTTGAGTAAGGTTGAACATGAAAAATGATGAACCCCAATATTGTACGCTAGGCTGACCAAGGCTGAAAACTGAGATTCTTTTAAATCAACGGTAATCATGGCAGCAATCGCATTTTCAATCTCTACTACATCTTGCTTGATCCACTCTTCGGCCTGCTTCTCTGTTACTGTCATGCCAAGATGAATTTCTTTTGTCGTTCCCCATCCAATCGTTGGAATTCCTGCTAAATCTAAATAGGCTTTCGATCTAAAACTCTCAAATGACTTAATGAGGTCTATTGTTTTCTGGCTTCGAATGGGTTGCATCAAATCTATCCTTGTCAATAGCGTCTTGGAACTGATCCATGAGCGCAGGATTGTTTTCAGAATAACGGTTAGATTCTTCGACCTTTTCAGCGGCTGAGTTTAACTTGGCTTGCTCGTCAGCGATGCGTTTGAGTTCAGTTTCTTTGTCATCCTGTTTTGAAAAATAGGCTTTCAACAGGAGTAGCAGAATCTGAAATGCGACAAGAAGGAGAGCTACCATAGGTCGGAGAATTCGTTTGGTGGCTTCGTGCCTAATGGGTTCCACGGTGTGGCCCAAGGTTGTATGTAAACACGATAACCCGTGGTGACTTTTAGGGTCTGATTCTGCTTTGTTTTCCATATCCAATAAAATGCCTCATCGTCTTCATTTTCTATAAGCGATGTGTACTCCTTTCTAACCACCAGCATGAGGATTCGACCTTCAGCAAAGGCGATGCGCTCTATTCCATCAGGACCCAGATAATGCGTCCGAATTGAAATGGAATAAGTACCTCGGTCGGAGAGATCAAATACCTTTTTACCCACAATCTCCGACCAAGGAATTTGAATGAGTGCATCTCCTTTGTGAATAGCCTTTTCTAGTGAGGGTCTACCGTCAGAGAAAAAGACTTTGACGAATGTGCAAGCTTCTTGCTTACAATCAAGTCCTGGTGGAGTGTGGACAATAAGAAATTCATTTCTTGTATTTTGCAACTCGGTTTCTCGACAGACAAGATATCCCGATCCAGCCAGTTGTTGGCCACATCCTGATAAAATGGCAGTGAGATCATTCGCTAAAATGGCACTCTGAGAATCTAAGACTTTCACTGAATGAGAGCAGGAACATCCAAAAAGTACAAATAGGAACGGAATACAGAGTTTCATGAAAAAAAGTCCTTTGAAGTTGAGCAGGCCCATAGGAAACTAGGAAAAACCTATGGGCCTTGTGGCAGAGAAGGGATTACGTTCGTTTTGTTTTATCTGCTATTCGGGCCGCGAGTTCTGATTCAATGATTTTCATTGCATCAGGCTCTGATTTTTTTGCTTCAGATTGCAATAAGTTGTAAATCAGTTTCACGACACCTGAAGCACCCAAAGCTGGTTTGAAAGATAAGACTTCGCTTAGAATCAAGAGTAGAATTAAACTAATCATTCCAAAATTTGCTTTTACAAAGGTAAATAAGTTTGAGGATTCCATAAAATTCTCCTATATAAAATTTGAAATCTGAAACACTTTAAAGAAATTTCAAAATGTACACTAGTGTCTAAAATGACAAAAATTAGACCGGGTGTTGGGATAAGTTAAAGATTCCTAATCTGACATTCAAAAAATCGCCATACATCATTTTATTGAAAAAATAATAAATCTGTCCTTCTGGATTGCTGGCGAGAATGACGGGCGGAACAAAAGTAGCGAAGAGATAATAAGAAGACAATGGAATCTTTTCCTGTCCGTCTTGAAATGCCCATGAAGGGATATGCAACTCAGCACAAAGCTTTGAAAAGAAGCTCTGAGCGGTTGAAAAATCAACAAACGAGGTGCCTTCTTCTAATTTTGAAATTCCTTTGTTTTTAGGTCCAAATACATAAGTCACAAGAGATGTGGGCCTCATGCATAAAACGGTGGCGTTTATTTTCTTAAGAAGAGAAATGGCCTCTGTGCGGGGTAAATCTTTCAAATTCTCAGGGAGCCTGATAGGCATGTAGTCATTCACCATCGCGTGATCAGTTGGTAGAGAACTCGTTGACCTTTTTTCTAAAATATCATTGGATGACAAAATAACAGAAAGATCCTTAAATTGAGAACTCGATGTATCCAGAGGAAAGTTTAAAGCGTAATTAAATCCAGCATCTTGTGCATAGTTTTCTTGATTCTCTAAAAGAAGTGGATTTTTCAGAGCAATATCCAGATACAGAGTGAATGATTTTACTTCGTTAGGCTTGATGATCAGCTGAGGAATAGGAACAGGATTTCCACTATAATCTGCAACCTCTCCTAAGTCGAAGCCTGAGCCAGCGATGATATTTTGAATGGAGGTAGCAAGCTGATCAAGTCGTTCTGAAAGCGTTTGCGTTTTTTCAATCGGGGTACAAACTTCGTCTTGAAGGGCATTGAACCAGTCATAGTTCATTGTGTCATCAGGTGTGATTTTTTTTGAATCAGGATTGAGTCGGATCATGTGGGCCTCCTGACGAACCTAAACTCCGACAAAACAAGCCTGGTGACTGACAAAAACTCAAAGGTGCTTGAAGTGATAGAAATGTAGCCTGAAGGGGAAATGCTCATAAAAAACTGACTGGGATCTTGATGCTGATTGTTATCAGCTGAAGGGAGTAAAATCAGACCCAGTTGATCCGAGCTTAAGATCGGATGAGGCATCCCAACTTCCCACACCTGATGAGCAGAAAACCAAGTTCCAATCTTATCTTCATAAGTGAGTTGTACCCGTTGACTTTGTATTAAATCAAATGTTGGTATAAAAGGGTCTCCCGCATTGGAATCTTTTTTAGATTGCTCAAAATAAGAAATACGAAAGGTGACAGCCCAATTATGAAGCGGATCGAGTTGAAAATTGTCAATCAATCGAGTGATTCGCTGATTGTTCCAGAGTTCCACCGGATCCACTCTGGGAGTGGGGAAAAAATCCATGGTCCATTTTCTGGGTGATTCTAGCGCAAGTTGAGAGATCGCATCATAGAGTTGATGATGGAGCTGATGAGGGTGATCTTCGGGTTGATCTCTTTTCAATGGAGATCCTCCCATGAAATCAATGACGTTGCAAATTTCCTCCTGCATCTGTTCATAAAGAGCATATTTCCTGGGGTCTGACGGGTTCATATTTTTTAAAACGGTCTGATCTAGGGTAAACATCAGGAAGACCTTAAATAACGGAAGTGAGATAAAGTGAGCGATCCTTGGTGCAAATCTCCGTCAAGAGTAGACGTTTGATACTGAAGTTTCCCAGCAGCTGAGATGGATAAAAAATGTGGACCTGGAAGCACCTTGACTACTGCGGCAGGATCAGGTTGAATCGGAGGAGGAATATTCGTAGAAGGGTTGAGAGGTGGCATGGGATGTGTGGGGGCTTGAAGATCGACTTTGATAATTGCAGGATCATATTGAGTAAAAAGTGACCATTCAGATGTGAATGAACTAAATACAGCCACATGCGAAGTCATGAAAGTCATATCAGCTTTCGTTGTATGTCTGACGGAAAGAGCATTGAAATAAACGGCTTTCATCAGTGACTTATCAAACGCTTCAAAAGTTAAATCCGTTGGAGTTTTAATCGCGTTATCAATAGAAAAACTCACCGGATCTACGCCGTAACTGTAAATATCTAAAATAGCCTTGAGGAGTTGGGTTGGGTCGTTTGCATCTAGTTTTGTATGGTTGCGACTTGTAATGACGTTTGCAATTTCCTCTTGAACAGAGTTGAGCCAATCGGCTGTCACCCTGGTAGGACGGGTATTCGTTACTGGATCGCCGTTTTGAAAACGACCGTCTTTGGTTCCATAATCTTTTTCAGATATTCGAAGCATTGATATTCTCCTGATATAAAAAGTTGACGGCAATATAAGCTGGGAGAAGTTTTTTAACATCTAATTCAAATGGAAGATTCCACCACGACTGGAGCGAACTTCCACAAGGATCTCCAGCACTCAAGTAGTGAATGGATTCAATTCTTTTGTAGACAGAAATCATATCTTTCACAATGGGCTCAAGGCCAGCATCTTCTTCGGTTGGATCATCGATTGAAAAGTGGGTGTAGCCTAATGCCTTCAGTCTTTCTTCGATGTACTGCCTGCTTAAATTTCCTTGTCTACTTAAGATGGATAAAATAGCCTGGATTTGTGAGTCTTTCGATTTGAGTAAGCTTTGGTTTAAACCTAGATACTTCATAAAACGAGATGGATCTTGATCATAGGAAAGAATGTTTGGAATATTTAAGACGACCTCTAAATTTCGGTCCAGTTCATCAGACAAGGCAAGCAGCAAACGATGAAAAGCACTGTGAGGCGTCACTTCCCAGAAAGCACCTTGAGGAAGTAGATTTTTTAAGACTGAGAATAACTGCATTTAAGTCCTCCAAATACTCCAATTTGATTTGGGCTAATCAGAATGTCACTTTCAGGTGAAACTATTTTAAAATGATCGTGTTTAAGAATTTGTGAGACAAGCTGCGTGATGTGAATCAATGGAATGCGATTTCCTGGAGATACCTTTTTAAGGAAGTAATTTTTTAACGCTTTTTCAAGCTTTGTTTCCACGTCTTTTTGATCTAGGATCATGATCTCAATGAAAATCTTGATTTCAATGAAAATAGGAACTGGATCTAATTTCTGCACAAAAACCCGAGTCCCTAAAGGTTTTTTCGTTTTCAAACTTGCTTCAACGGATTGTCTCAAATCATCCGTTGGGAGGGGGTAATCTGCATCGATCGTGAGAAAAGAAAGGAAGATTGAAAAGGATTTAGGATCAGGAGTCACCCAAACATTGCCCACTCCTGAAATAGACTGCGCCCAATGAATGTAATCTGCCTCACTTCCGCCTTGTCCTGGGTGCCTGAGTCGCTTCAGTAATCTTACTCGAAGCTGGTCGTCATTTTCTTCTTCAAATCCACCGATAATTTCCAGCACTAGGGCATCTCGTTTCACTTCTGAAATGGAAGTGATCAGTTTTAAAATCGAGTTTGATTTTAAATTTCCAGCAGGCCCTGCTGCTGATGCAGTGACCACTACATGGACAAAACCCTGATCATTGATCGTGACGTCATTTTTAATGGAATAGGTTTCACCTTCTTGTGTGGATAAGAGTGCGTCTTTTTGGATGAGTTTTCCAGAGGTTCCCTCGATTCGGATAGTTCCCTGGGCTTGAGTTTTTCCATTCCGGATCATTCCAAAGAGTCCTGCTAATCGATCTAAATGAATCCCTGTTGCCGTATCGATAAACCACTGAGTGAGCCAGTATTCAACGCTTCCATAGAGTAGAAACACGGATCCAGCCATTGCGGAAGCAAGAGCAGAAAGGATGCTTGCCTTTTTAATGGGAAGCCCAATGCCTAAGCGACTGGCGATGTCGGATTGAATTCTGGTGATCAAAGTTTGTAAAGAAGGCTTAGAAAATTCCATCGATCCCCCGATTTAGGTTAATGGAGAAGTTGTAATTTTTCTTTTTCGTGACCACTCCGATAAAAAGAAGAATGGTACCTTTTGAAAGTTCACCATCTGTTTTTAGCTCCGTAATGACATCCTCGTCTAAAAGCCAAGATAAAGATTCATAGGAGTATTGGATCGCATCTTCTAAACTTTCTTCATTCAAAGGCTGGTTGGCTAAAGTCCAAAGTCTTGAGCCTAGAGGCTGAGCTTGTGGATCTAAAGAGTCTGCCCAATACCCACGGTGGGATACTTCATAGGCTGGGATTTCTTCCACTCTTTGATCTGAAAAAAGGCTCATAGCAATTGCGTTTTTAATCCAGTTTTCTTCACTGAGTTCTTCTTTCAGCCAGATGTCATGATAAAAAAGTAAAGCCGTTAAGTCTTGCATAGGGTCACGCCTTAAAGGAAGAAAGCTTTGATTTGACCGATGCGATGTCAAAGCCTGGAACGCTGATCGTGCAATTGCCTCCAGGATAATTTCCACCAGGAGGAGCCAGTGCACTGAGTTGAGATAATTTTTCCACTTGAACCGTTAAATCTAAAAGAACACTGATGAGTTCATTTTCCTTGTTTCTAATTTCAAGCTTACCCCCATTTTTTAAAGTAATGGATGAACCCTCCTCATTATACTGAGCGGATTCACCTTCATCGAGTTGGACTGGGCACCCTTTGGGTGAGTTTGAGGACAGAGCAAATCCAGTGCTTCTTTCTCCAGAAGGGAATAAAAGTAAAGTCTCAGAATTTTTAGGTGGGTGAGAGGCAAATCCATAATGCTGGAGATAACGAATATTCTCCTGTGTATCGCCTTCCCCAAGACTCACCTGAACGCCTGACTCACTCAATTTATGCATCATTCCTCTTTGAATGAGGTTTGAAATCCGAGAGCGGATCGGTTTCAAAAGTTTTTCAAGGGCTTGAAATAACGAGTAATCCATTTATTTAGGTCCTTCTGGGGTTTGCAAAGCTTTTCTAAAATTGATTTCTTTGGCTTCCAAGGTGGGGTCAATATCTGCGCTGTGGGCGGATTCACATTGTAAGTTTGTTTTTGTTCCACTGGAATCTAAAGTGAAATGAACTGAGGTAATGAGGTATTTTCCAGACACATGGATTCCAGGAAAAGATAAAGATACCAGTTGATTGATGTCCCAGAGCTTGCCTAGGCTATCTTTCCAAGAGGTCAGAGTGATGTCCACCTGATTAGACTTAGCCCGCCTGACTCGCGCTTCCCAAGCTAGGCGGTCTTTTGCGACTTGCTCCCTAATCTCTCCATCTTGAGAGATAAGAATCGGTCGGTAACGTTTAATACTAGAATCAACGACGGGAGGAATTTTAAACCTGAGATTTTCTTCCTTCCCCTCGGTGGGTCCATAGTTAAGCCCACGGGTGACGTACTTGCTAAAACGATTTTTAAAATCTTCAGTCTGTTCGCAGCTTAAAACACCACTTTTTTCATGAATAAAGATTGAAACTTGATTCGTCCTGGGCCTGGTTGCAACCAGGTTTCCTTTTCCATCTGACAGGAGTAAAAAACCACGCAAGGAAGCTGCTCGCGAGAGATTATCAAATACGGATTCTTCTTGGATGGACCAGGAGGGAAACACAGAGCCTGTATTTTTTGGATGAATGAATGGAATCCCAAAGGGTTTGAGTAACTCATCCGCAATCGTCTCAAGCGGAACAGGGTTCCAAACTCTGGACTGCCTTAAACTACTGCAATCCACAATATCTGCTGTTTGATCCCGTCCTGAAACATCTAAAATATGCTGAGAATGATCTAACTTTTGCCTGACACAATCAATAAATCCTGTAATGACTGTTTCACTGCCTATTTTTAATGTGCAGCTTTCTCCTGGATACAGAGCAAAATCAAGAGGCATCTGCTCCCAGACAGGAGAAAGAGTTAAATCAAAAGCTCCTGCTGCGGTGTAAATGGATCTGTGAATATCCACCCTGCTCCAGCCCTGATGCAAGACACCTCCGACAAGGAGTTTTACCTGATCTTTTGAAGCTTCAAGACTAGCAATCATACCACCTCCAAGAAGGTGCCTCTGATGATGAAGCAAGGGTTTAGGTCAGGGTTCATCTGAGTGAGTTGTATGGATTTTGAAACATCCCCGTAAAGCTCATAGGCAAGTAGTAAAATATTTGTACATCCCTGGGGATGAATGATTTTTACATTCCTTTGTTCATCTTGTTTTTGAAGTGTGAAATAGGTTTCCGATCTGACGTTTTGGATGATTTCAAAAAAAGAATCTGATTGATCTAAACATAAATCACAGGATGATAGGAATAGCGTTTTTATTTTTTCCCTTGCCTTTGTATTCAAAATATCATTTCTTGTTGCAACTTCACTCATATAAATTAACATTACCGTGGCTAATGTTTCAGAAGTAGAGTGAAGTTCTGTACGCTCGAGCGATGGATTTATCGATTCAAAAAGAGGTGTAAGAGATGAGCTAAGAATATTCATCAGAGTTAATGAATCCAGAGGTGATTCAATGAGTACACCTAACGCACCGATGAAGGCATTTAAATAATTTCCAGGTTCAGATAAGATGTCACGACCTACGTTTTTTAACCCTGCTAAAGAAGTGAGTACATCCCCTAAACTTTCTCTCACAGCTATAAATGGAGCAAGATTCTCTTCAAGTTGTTCTGATAAGGAATCTAAAGTATCGGCGGCCCCTGACAGAACTCCTGATGCACCCAATGCTATGGATTGAGACGTATGCAGTACGTTTTCCAAGAAAGATTGAGTTTTTTGCGCCTGATCGGCAATAGAGAGTGCTGTGATTTGAGGCAATTCTCCTGCCTCAGTCAAGGTCATGGAAAACCAAACCACTCCCCACTCTCGGTTAGTTTCATTTCTGCGGTAACTCGTGCATCTGACTTTTTTATTCTTTCCAATATAAGGATGATCTAGGGTTCCGACACCTGCTTGCTCTAAAGCATCTTGGAGCTTTTCTGCCTCTTGCTTATAAAGAGCGCCACCTACAAAACCTTGGATTTGCCATTGTTTGGCCTTTTTGCCTAAATCCTCAGTGGCTGGAATTTCAGAATAGGGGAATTCATGAGTCACAATCCTACGTCCACCGGATGTTTCATCATCCTCAATGTAAAAAGAAACTCCGTTATACTTGGCCTTTTTGATTCTTCTTTTTCGTGGAATCATGCGCTTTCTCCCACGGATGAATAACCAGCAAAGAGATTGACCCATGAAGTCCCACGTGGCTCGTCTATTCTTGCGCCTTTTGGCAAGTTTTCAAACCGGACGGTCACTTCAGCTGGGGTAGGATTGTCTTTTAAACGAGTTACAGGTTTATTGTAATTAGGAATTAAATTCTTTTTTTCATAATTAGTTTCATTCTGTTTGATCGATTCTTGGCCTACTTTGAATTGAGAGAAAACCTTTGAAAATTGTAGTTTTTTTGGATTCATGAACTGTGAAATAGAATCAATTGTTCCATGAATGAGTTTTTTTATGTCTTCTAAATTACTTTTGAACTCCAGCTTAAAGCTTTTAAAAACCTCTTTGATCTTGCTCCAGTTTTTATAAATAACCACACCTAAAGTGACAAAGGCTCCCACAATCATTGCAATCGAAGCAACGAGTAAACCCATTGGAGACGTGAGAGCAACTACAGCCGCTTCAACCACTGAAAAAGCCACTTCCACGCCTGACCACACCATTTTAAGCTTAGCTCCAATCCCACAAAGAGCTTGAATCGGTTTTAAGACTTGCCATGCTTTATAGAATTTAACTCCAATGGTGAGGCCCATTGTTAAGAAAGCAAAATTAGCAATTCCAAGGGTGTTTGACAAAAGAGTAAGCCCTTTAACAAGCCCATTGATCCACCAGAGTGCAGAACTCATTTCTCGTGGAATGCCTTCACCGATATCTTTAAAAAGAGTTCGAAGTGACTGCCCATGCTCTTTGATCCAGTTTGAAATACCTTCTAATCCTTTAGAAATTCCAGGAAGAATTTCAATGGATGCTAGACGTTTGAGCTTATCCAGACTTGTATTGAACTGCGTCGTTGCTTGTAAATATTTTTCTGTTGCCTGATCTGATTCCTTGTAATCTTCACCTTGAAATTGGGATGCTTTTTCATGAAAACCCTTCCTTCCGAGTGATGCTAAAGGTAAAAGATCTGCGTTTCCAAGAAAATCATTCATGAATTGAACTTTGGTCACTTGAGGAAGGTGAGAGGTCTTGAGCTTTTCGAAAAACTCTCCTAAGATCAACTCAGGGGAACGTTGCCGTTTGTGCTCATCTAAAAGAGAAATGGGAGTCCCCTGGTGGATAGAGTTCAGCGCTGCAATCGATTGAGCAGGAGCGGTATTCCCCACTTTAAACTGAAACGCCATATCGTTGATCCGACTGAAGGCAGAGTCAATCGCACCCTGGGCTACCCCTGTACTTTCCGCTGCAAGTCTGTAAGACCTGAGTTGATCGGGTGTAGTGTTTAGCTGAGTGGCCGCATGCTTGAGTTCAATATTAGACCTAGATACATCAGTGAATAGGCGATTTGAGGCAAAAGACAGGCCTCCAATGACAACGCCCGAAGTGGCAAGCACTGAAAAAACATCTTTTGCAGCACTTCCCAAGAGTCTAAAACCAGTCACAGCACGTTTTGTTCCTAGTTCTACATCAGTTATAAAACGCTTCATTTCAGAAGATTTTGTAATGCCTGAGATCTCAGCACCTAGGTCTTTTGCTGCCTGAGTGAAGTGACGAGGTGGAGTGGCAAGAGCAAGATTCTGGCCTAACGCTTTCACGGACGAGCTTTGCTTAGAGATGTTGCTTGTGACTCGGTTAATGGTTTTCGTCACCTCGTCAATGGCTCGAATGGTGACTGCTACTGAAAAGTTTGTTGGCATAATTCAGCGTTTTCACTCCAGAATGAAAAATCTTCCTCTGTAAATTCCCATAAAGATTCAGGTTGAAAATGAAAAAGATAGGCAAAAAGCCCTAGTTTGCCGCTCCAATCTTTAGGAAAGGTAGAAAAAAATTTTCGATCACCTCTATCACCTGAAACGTATCTTCTGCTGAAAGCTCATCCATCACACTGGGCGGGGTTCCTGTTAAAGTGCCTGCTAATTGGATGTGAAAATTCATGTTCGTATTAGCAAGGGGCAAAAGCCTAATGTGTTTTGCCTTAACCGGTTGAAATACAAGCTCAGTAATCAGTTCTGATCCATTTTGAATCGGGGCTTTAAGTTCTATTCTTTTTATCATAAAAATTTCCTTTTGTGTTTGTACGGTTATTTGAGTTCTTCTGCGGATCTTCCCTCAAGCCTAAAAGCAATGGTGGCCTCTTCCGTCTGGGTCTCTCCGGTGCCTGCAAACCAGCAATTTCGTAAAATGACTGTCTTTCCATTGGCAAGCTCAAGCGTGGCTGTGCCATCATCGAGCGTGCAAAGAGTTTTTAAATCCAAATCATGGCTGTCATAAATCTCCCCTTCAATGAAGGGCACTTGAGCAGTCGATTTGTATCCAATGGAGGATCCAGCAGCATCCAGCAAGGCCTCATTCTTAGGAGCTCCCAAATTATATTTAAAGGAGCCTCCCTTGGCTGAATACAAGGTCCCGTTAATTTTTAAATGAATAATGCCAGATCTTCGATTCACATAAGCCATAATGTCCTCAAATCAGAAATGAAATTTTTGCACCCATCACATTCAGCTGAGAGATGAGCCTGGGAGATATAAAGAAATCGAGTCTTCCCCGATCCTTTGTATTTCTCTCCACAATAAGATCACTTTTAAACTGATCAAAATTTTCAACCAGCCCGTCCTCTTCCCAGCTTAAAAATAATGCTACAGCCTCACATTGAGCCGTTTTTGGTGTGAGAATTGCGGATCCTGGATGAACGATAGCCGAATCATCCGCCAGCTTGTGCCTGGGGTACTTGGCTGAAAAATAGTTCACAAAACTAAAGCGCAAATAAGAAAGTGTGAGTAAAGTATTGAGTGATAAATAACTCTGATCTGTTGTTGAATTAATATTAGAATAAGTTGTAATCAGCCTTTCAATCCTGGGGTTGCCATTAAAATCAACATTGTACGTGCTAAAGCCTGCATCCAGCAATCTTGCTCGTGCTGCTCTTTCATAACGACTTCCATCCTCATCAGGTAGGCATCCATAAATAGGCAAAGTATTAAAAGGCCTGGCAGGGTCCACTTGTCCCTCATTAGCTACCACTGCGGATAAAGCTGCTGCCCACACAAAAGAAGGGGTAGGACTATTTTTTCCAGTGGCTAAAAAAGTCATGTGCTTGGAATGCTGAAGGGGTGTTTGCTTTGAGTCAGTTAAAACCACATCATCACCACCTAAAGCTGCAATCATTTGGCCTTCGAGTTGTCTTGATGCTAAGAACCGTTCCGTCAAATCCTGATCTAAAACATGAAGAGACTCTTGATCGGTGTAGGGATTGACGATGATATGAAACTGTTTGTCTGCAATTTTTTTAATACATTCTTCAAGATTTACATCTCCCATGCCAGCTTCAGCTTGAGTATGTTCAACCTTGAGCTTGAGTCCTGCTGCGGGTTGTTTTGAAAACCCTAACTCCGCTCTGACATCAATATTTCCAGCCATGACTCCCTTATTTTTAGCTGTCAAAGTGAGAGCTGACTCGTGAGCCTCTGCTTTGAGTGGACAAGAAGAGTCTTTGGTAATTTTATCAGCTAAATCTGAAAAGAATTTGGTTGTCTCTTTGGTGACGATGGCCTCAAACTTTTTGCCTGCAATAAAAAGGGGTAAACTCCCATTGCTCACGTAAGCACCCTCCAGTGTAATACCCCACTGAGCGGCGGTTGAACCTTTTGGATCATCTAGAGAGATTACGTAAGTTTTTGCCGTAGGAGTGTTTGAGAAATAGCCTTTAGCCATGAGATGAAGCATCGAGCCGTAGCCAAATAAATCGCTGACATCTTTCTCATTGCGAATTAAGGTAGGAGTCAGGGAAGGACCTACAGCTGTATCCAGCTTTTGTCCGATCAATAATACATTGTAAGCCTGAGATCCTCCTGGCGTGATGGCTTTGCTATTATCAAAATCAACATAAATAAATGGAATTCTGCTTTCTGGAATCATACGTTTCTTTCTTTGAATTGAACAAAAGCTTGGGTGAAATCATCAAGCCTGCTTGTTTGATGCGGGATGGAAAAATAAATCACTTCGTACACCATCCTAGCCATGCCTTGTTCTTGTTCGCTTTCTCTGACGTAATAGGTTTCTGTGCTTTTCAAAACACATTGATCAATCAGGTTATGAAAACTTTCATCAAAGTGAAGTAACTCTTCAATCTTTGCCGTGATCGAATCAATCAAGTCATCGGAGTTTTCATCCTCAAAATCTAATGCCAAAATCTCAATAGAAAGCTCGGCTGTTTTTTTGAGTTCCAGTGGACTTTTGGCAAAAGGCTCGCTGTGCTCCTTCTCAATCGATACGTTCACCACCCTGCATTCCCCACTGGCAATCGGAATTCTTCTGGAATGGTAAACTTGGGTGTCCTCCAAGCTTCTATCCAAAAGATCTACAATATAATCCCGAATCAGCTTACGGCGGTTCACAGCTTTTCTCCTTTTTTCAGGACAAGCTTCGTTTGTCCTTCCCCGTTGGGTTGAATCTCAACCACGCGGTAAAGCTCGCCTCTGATTTTTAAGCGATCTCCTACTTTTGCAGGACACGCCTTGCTTGACACTTCAAAGACCGGAGCGCTTGAGGAAACAACAGTATCGATTGATCCTTCACGAATGAGCTGGTATTCCTTCGTAAACACGCCAGAAAGAAGGAAGGATTGACCTTCTTTCTGGCAAAATTCTGCCTTCTCACCTAGACAGGAAGCACAAGCATCAAAAAGCAGTTCGGAATAGGGATGAAAGCTCAAACGGAGACTCCATTCAGCCTGCATAAAATCGTATCGCCTGCTGTGGCTTCTGCTGCAAGTCCAACAAGTTTGAGCGTGGGAGGAGTAGGAACAGCTGCGCCATTGGCATCTACCTTTTCCCAGACTGTCAGGTATTTATCTTTATTGGTCGTATCCCAATAAAGTTTCGCTCCAATTTTGACATCACTGGCATCTTTTTTAAGCCTCCATACGCCCGTGACAAAAAGTTCCCCTGACTGTCCTGGTATCAGAGTATTTGAAACCACACCAAAGGCACTTCCTAGAAGATAGGGTTGACCTGAAACGACAGCCTCTGTTGCTAAAAATGGAATCGACTGACCACTGTAGGAATAATTTTGCATTTTACTTTTCGCCTTTCATTTTTTTGAACATGAACCAGCTTCGATATTCTAAAAATCCAAACCCAAAAAAGTGATTAATGCGCCACTCAACACCTGAGCTAGAAAATCCATCCCGACTAATAATTATTGGAGATTCCATTCCGTTTAAGTAAGCCACCTCACAGATATCAATCCGATCCATGTCGCCCACGACGTACCACGCAGTTTTAGAGAATTGATCCAAGCGTGGCTCCACAATAGGAGTCAGTTTATTAGCAAAGGGATTGTAGCTCGATAAAGAAATCCCTTGCGGTGAAGTTGCATTTGCAATTTGTCCCACTAAAAGATTTTGAGACAAAAACTGCTCCGCTTTTGTTTCTAAAGCACTAGGCAGGAGCAACCATTTAGGCTGAAGATTGAGCACACGGCCTGCTTGTCCTTTTTGTTGCCTAAACGCGGTTCGGGCCTGCGAAAGAGAATCTACGCTAATTTCAGCACCTGAATCAGCCACATTATAGTGGGTATTAGAGTCAAAGAGTGGGGTGTATTTATCTCCATTTCTTAAATTTGGATTATTGCCCAGTAAATTATAAAACGTCTCTGACATGAAATCAGAAGCAGCTGAACCCATGAGTGTGGGGATTCTACTAAAACTATTCATATCGTCATCAAGTAACACCCGAAGTGGTAACGACATGATCTTTCCGTATTCATCGAGTGAATAGGTCTGGTTGGTTTCTGAAATTCCACCCCTGCGATATTCTCCGTGTTCATTTACTTTTTCCATCAGAGGCGCTTCACCTAGCTGTGGCCGCTGAATGGGTTTTAGGTTATTCACATTGGTCTTACGACAAAAGGCTTGCCATGTAGCTGGAGCCGATTCAAATCCACGCCTGAGTTCCTTATTAAGAACATTGGCTAAAATGGCTGGAAAATCGCTTGTTCCTCCATTAAAAGCCCGCATGAAGGTATCCATCGGTGCATTGTAAAATTCTCGGTCTGACATTCCCCCATACCCACGCATGGACATTTGGGCGTAATCCACCAGGCGGCTTGCCATGTAGCGCTTGCCTAGATCATCCAGTTTATAAGTCTGGGGAGCCATTTTATGTAAAATCGCGCTTTCAATTCCCCGCTTCCTTGTTTCTACTTCATCCATAGATCCAGATTGAAAACTGTGATGGCCAATAATGTCATGTTTGGGTTTAACTCGAATCATCTCATCAATGAGTTTTCCTCTCGCTTCATCTACGGAATCCCCATCTTTAATGAGCTTTTCAACAAAAGTGCCTCCGACTCCTAATGCAAGTGCTGCTTTTCTAATTTCTAGTCCTCGCGTCCGCTCGGAAGCAATGACGTCATTGGTGTTTTTTTGCATGACTCTCATCTCGATTCTTTGTTTTTTTCTCACTGCGGAATGAGGATCCGCAGGAACTCCCACTAAGCTAATTTCATGGGGCGTCCAGGACGTGATTAGCCTGACTGGTATTTCATCTCCTGGCTGGGTAGCATCTTCGTAAGCATTCACGGAATAACCGACAGAGGTTGAGACAATAATTTTATCCTTTACGTCTTGGAAGATCGGATCTACATCAGGCCTTCGACTAAAGCGCACTTTTGCAACCCCATGATTCGTGCTGGGATCAATCCAAGCCTGACTCACGACTCCTAGAATATTACTGAGCCCATCTCGTGCATGGGAATTGAGCAGCGGAGCTTTCCCAGAATTGAGCCTTGAAAAATCCACCGCTCCAGGCTCAAGAGAAAGTACTTCTAAATATTCCTTTCCGTTTTCATCCTGCCTGACAACTCCTGCTCCTGTAGAAAAGACAAGTTCAACGGAGCGTTCCTTGTCTTCTTTTTCTTTTTTATCTTCTTCATCGTCTTCTTTTTCATCCTCCTTCTCCCGTTCTTCTTCGTCGGGATCAGGGGCGTCACGCTTTTCTTTGTCTTCATCTTCTTTTTTGTCTTCATTTTGATCACGATTGTTGATCAGATTTGGCATGAGGTGGCTCCTTTAATAGCTTGAGCTGGGGTTGAGGTTTTTGAATTTCAGTGGAGGGGTCACATTCGAGGCGTAATCCAAGTTGCTTGAGTTTTTCAAAGTCCCTAGCGGCCTCTACCATATGAGGTTCTGGGTCTTTTCCTAAACTTCTTAAAGCTTCACTGTAGGTGACAAACCCAGATCTCACTTCAGTTTTTAAAGCTTCTACTTCATCTGTAGGATTAATCATCTCGCGCTTAGGAGGAACCCAGTTGACCGTCACATCTGAAGTATCAATCCCATACGCTTGTGCAGTATTTAAAAACAGATTCCACACCGGATCACAAAGCTGAGGAATGAGCATCTGAGACTGCCAAGAATCGATATTCCTAAACATTTCAATCCAGCCCATTCGTCCACTTGAGAAATTCACGTTCGAAAGATCCGAGCTTAAACATTCAAAAGTAATTCCCAATGCTGAGGCAATGGATTTTAAATGATGATTACAATACTCTCCATAATTTGTGGCAGGTTCCGGTGGTTGAACTAGGCTAATGTCCTCACCTGGATTGAGTCTGTACACCATCCCAGGCTGAATATCGGAAAGCTCCTCTTCTTCAGGCAGGACTGTATCTCCATTTAAATTTTTGATAAATACTGCAAAACAAGCAGTGAGCTTCTGGTGCCTCAGTACCGCCTGCTGATAATCATGCAGATCTTGAAGCGCAAGAAGGCACTGATGAAACCAAGACACACCACGAACCGCTCCTGGACGATCGATGCGGTAAATATGCAGCACTTCATCAGCTGGAATAGGAATCGAAGCACCGGAATAACTTTGATAAGATTGGAGATTCAGAAACCCACCTGGGTGTTCTTTAAAAAGCCAGTAAGCAAACCGATCGTACCTCGTATCTGAAACTTTTTTAAATTCAATTCCTGATGTGATGTAGCCTGTCTCAGTCCGATATTCTTTATAAGTGTCCAGATAGTCGGGTTCCAGTACCTGAAGCTGGTATGGAATTCTTGAGCTATTTTTTGACTTAACCTTCCTTACTAAACTTTCTCCATCACTGCCAATTGTCCTTAAGGCTTGGGCTTGAATGGAATAGAAATTTTGACGGCCTTCGATATCGATTGCAGGAGTTTCAGCCCACTCCTGCCAAAGTTGAGAAAGCGTTTTGAGCGTTTTTTCATTCTCTGATCTAATCTGTGGAACTATGCCAGCACCTACCGTGTTGTGGACAATGGTTTGTAAGGCCCGATGA